CTTTCATGGAGATACTCCTCTATCTGGTTAATCCGTTCTTCAATCTGGTCGAGAGTCGGGATCATTAGAAAGGCTCCTCAGGTAGTTCTTCGACGTTGCCGAAGCCTGCGGTGAGGGCATCAATGGGGCTGGGGTTGTTCTTCAGTACTGCGTAAGCCTTCTTCTTGCCAGCGAGCACCTGCTTCTCACTCAGGTTGCCCTTCGTAAGGTACTGCTGGGCAAGGGAGTTAAGGAACTCATCGGTGGGGGCCAACTGAGCCGCCTTGATGATGTCCTGTACGTCCTTCGGTGCGTCGCTCGGTGTGCTGAGTGGCTTAGCTGGGGCCGTGGCTCGTGGCTTACTCTGCTCGTAGACTGCGCCAGACTTGGCCTGGGTAGCCTTGTTGCCATCGTCGTCCTCATCGGCCACCAGTCCGAGTGCCGCCATGTATGCGTAACGTCGAGCGTAGGTAACCGCTGAACCCTGGGCCTGTGGGTCATCCTTCACCAGGTGCAAGCGCATGGTGTGGGAGATGAACTGGCCTGAACTGTGGAGCAGGTACGTGGTCAGAGCGTCACCCTCGGTGTACTCTCCGTCGATGAACTGGCTGATGGCCAGACCGTGCTTTGACAGAATCGGGGTGGCGTGGCTGACAACATCAGGGAGTGCGGCGTACTTGCTCTTAAAGAACGGGTTAACCGATCCCTTTGGAACTGCACCGAACTCGGCCTGGGCCGCTACGAGAGCCGTTGCCAGCTCGTTGAGTGATTCGCTTTTCATTCTTCTTCACTTTCTATTTCTTTGGCTGAAACTAGGTTGACGTACCCGACACTGTGTACGCCCTGACGTAATACGGTTGTCCATGTCCAATCGCTTGGCCATGTACTTGTGTAGCCGTTCAGAGATTCGTCGTGGTCAACGTCGAACTCTAACACGACCCTGTAACGCTTGATTCCTGTTGGTTCGGGCATCAGTCCTCATTCCTTCTTGTTAGGTTGCTTTGGTTTATCCATACCTGACCCTCTCCATCTTGCTGGCAAAGTGACTTGAACGAGCAGTAGTCACATTGCCAGTTTTTCCCGCCAGGTGTTAGGTACAGAACGTCACCGTCATCGTCAAGTGCGATGCGGTCGGGCAGATAGCCAGCAGTGATGGCATAGTGGATGCCTTCAGCGCGGCGAATCTCTGCGAGTGCCTGTGGCTCCCACTCGGAACGAGGAATCCAGAACTCAGCGAGGAAGCGGTTGTAGTTCTCTACGCCCATCTTCTCAGCCTTGTTGATAGACAGCGCCTCAAAGGTGGTTGAACCCATGATGATGTACTCAATCTCAATCTCAGGGTTGGCTCCCATGATACCTAGGGCGTTCATACCGGCCTGCACGATAGCCTTCTTCGCTGGGCCTTCTGGGTACTTGAACTCACCACGCATACGGTTCCAGCCGACCTGCTTGTCGAAGCTGTACGTACCCATCGTCTTAAGTTCCCAAAGAACGTGAGTGCCGCTAACGTCGACGCCGAGGTTAGATACAGGGATGAGTGCGTCACACGATCCACTGATGTACTCCGTGCCACTGGATACTTCAAACTGAGCGTCAGGGAACACCTCAAGGATTGCGTCCTGAAGTGCCTCGTGCACAATCGTACCGAGTCCAGTGACCCAGGCTCCAGCCTCGTCCATTGGCTCGGTGGGCTTGGCGTCGAACGCATTGTAACCCTGCTGACGAGCACACCCAAAGGATGAGCTGTACCGCAGCGGAGTGTTGAGCGCCGTTGGCTTTGGTGTCTGTGACTTCTCCCACATCTTCTTTGCAAGAAGGTGCGTCACAACGGGATTCTTTACTGGTTCCATATCCGACCTTTCCTTTCGTTGGAACAACTAATGCTAACAGTACATCAGGGGTGTATCAAATCCAGGGCAATCCGCCAAAATCCCTGAGGTTTTTCTTATTTGCTACGAGATTCGCCTGAACATAAGGGATATTGTGCTCCCGATGCCAGTCGCTCATCCAGATAGTTTTCACAGTTGAGGGGAAGAAATCACACTCAATCTGGGGAACGAACTTACGGTAACGCTCCTCGCAGTAGTACCAAAAACTGTTCTCGTTCCAGTAGGCCACGTGCGTAGGGTCTTGGAAAGCACCACGGCCATCGGTCGAGGGAGTCAGTGAGAGCAGCATGCCACCGTGGGCCAGCAACTTCCATATTTTGTTCATCACGGCCACCTTGTCGGGCACGTGCTCCAGGAAGTCCACCGAACGGATGACGCCTACAGAGCCTTCAGGCAGGTCTAGGTCGAGGAAATCGCCCACGTAGTCCACGCCTGGGCCTTCGTACATATCCACGCCTTCGTAGCCTTCTGGCTTGCGGTGAGCGGCTCCTAGGTCTAGGCACTTCAGCCCACGTCGCTTGGCCCACGCCAACGCTAGGTCTTGGATGTCTCGCTCGTACATCTCCAACGTGCCACGCTGGATGTCAGCATTTAACTGAGACTGAGCCTGGGTCTGGCCCTTGTGGATTCGCTGAGAGTAGAGGTTGTCCTTGATGTGGTAGAACTCACCCACCTTGAATAGGCGAGCCATGAGGTCTTGATCGTCAAGGATTACGAGGTCACGGTCATAGCCACCCACCTGCTCGTAGGCACTGAAGCGGAACGCACGGACGTGGTTAGGCGCATACCAGATGTGAGCGACGTTGTGAGGGTAGGGCGGGAACGATGTGCAGACGTGGCTACCGTCCTCGTCACGGTAGGACCATCCATAGTTAAGGTCAAACTCGTCGAAGTTGGGTGAACCGTCTGCGTTAATCTGGTTGAAGTCCGAGTAGACAAAGACGATATCTTCGCTGATGTCGAACGCTTCCTTGATGGACTCCAGGGCTTCGGGCATGAGCATGTCGTCGTGGTCCAGCTCCACCAGGATGTCGCCATTCGTGCTGTATGCGGCGAACGCCTTGTAGAACCCTACGCCACGTTCAGCAGGGGTGTAGCGAATCTTTACTCGGTCGTCCTTAGGACGCTCCCATGTTGCCCCGTTGTTGAGAACGACAACCCATTCCCAGTCGGTGTAGGTCTGGGCTACGAGAGACTTGTAGCAGTCGTCCAGGTAACGTGCATCGTGGCTGGGGGTGAATACGCTAATCATTCTTTAATCCACATCTCTAGCTCGTCCAGTACCTTGATTACGTCGCAGGGGTAGTTTGACAAACAATCATCTGCCATACATTCAGGGGTGCAACACTCAAAAGATTCTGATGAATAGTGCTTCTCTCGTAGGGCTTGGCGTTCTTCGGGCGTCATAGTTTTACTCCACACTTGGGGCAGTAATTGCAACGGTGTTTTTCCTTGTTTGGAATCTCGAAATTAAGAAATTCCCCATCATCCTTTTGGATGATGACGTACACATGCCACGAATAAATATGAGTGCAGTTGGGGGTCATGCTGGCTCTGCCTTGGTCGGGGCCTTGCAGAATATGGACTTGCTTCTCTTGTGATACCAAATGCGCCATGATGGGGTCAGTCGGATTTTCTTACCGCAGTGTCGGCAACGTACAGTCATTGTAAACTCCCCTTTTGTAAAGTTGTCTTTACTATCATGATTTCCATTCCACCTTGTACTTCTTCTTCATGAATTCAATGAGAGTAGCACCTTCGTAACGGCGGCACAAGTAGTCCAGCGAGATGAACATCGGGTCGTAACTACCGTCACGTACCTCATGGCAGACAATGATGCCACGCCAGTGAGCGTTGCCCTGGTATCCCTTGTAGTCCTCGTCGTGTAGGTAGCAGGCTCCGGCCACGAGTCCGTGCTGAGACTGGCCCTTGACGAAGCGGATACCGTAGTCGAGTACCTGCTGGTGACCCATAGTGAACGAGTGCCCCAGCTTGTTGAGACGTGCTGAAGCCGAGCCACCGAGGGGCTTGCCGGTCATGGTGTTGGCCCAGAAGTGGGCGTAGAAAACTCCGTCTAGTTCAACGGGCTTTAGGAACGGGTGGACTTGCCATCCTGTTTCGGCGTAGATGAGGTCGTCCGTGCCAATGACTCCTTCAAGTTGCGCGTCCGATTCGACCGCACGGTTAATGCGATCCTCATGGTTACCAAGAAGAATGTGTCGGTCAGGGAGCCACGGCGCGTGCTTCGACCTTTTCCTGTTGGCGTTGAACCTGGTGAGTGCTTCGTTAAGGACCAGCCACGCTTCATTAGCAGCCTCAATATCTAGGGTGTAACGGCGGCCTTCCATGCTTTTCTTGCCCTTGTCATACGACGAAAGGCTAGGCATATCGGCGTGGTCGCCTAGGTGAATAATCTTGACGTTCTTATCGCGGAACTCGTCTACGATATAGTTGCCAATCCAACGAAGGTGGTCAACCGGCACACCTGCTTTCGCTTGGGTGTCCGGAATAACGAGATGTACGGTCTGTGTACGCATAACGCTCCTTTGGTTGCCCCTAAGGAGTTTAGCGTAAACTGTTGATAAAGTTGTGGATACCTTAGATTACGTTGGCAATCTCGGCGGGCGTGACGGTGTACATATCCTGCCAGTCACACACCTTGGCGTACCCACAGAACCACAGAGCAGCGGCCACAAGTCCAGAGCAAATCCATGTGCCGTTACGACGCAGGCAGATGCTGTCCGGCAGGAACATATCGAGCGCACAGCTGAATATCGTGAGCCAGCCATAGGGCTTACTCACCTGAGTCTCCAGGAAGTTCAGGAAGTCAGCTCGGTTCACCTGAGGCGGGAGCGATACGACTTCGTACATTCCCCCTGGTGCGACGCTAGAAAGCATCTTGTTGTCCGTGACGCCTGCGGCCTCGGCCTGGATAATCACCCAGTCGTCTCCCTGTTTTGCCTTCAGAACCGCTACATGGTTCCATTTGGCGTTCTTTATTTCTGCCTTGACTCTACGCTGGGCGAACCTAATTGAGGCCCCAATAATGCCCTTAGAGTGGCACAGAATGATGTCACCGGCTTCCATCTTCACCTTCCAATGTTTCAATACGAGATTCAAGTTCCGCTATTTCATTATCCTGGCGCTCGTCCACAGGGTCCTCAATGTTCTGGTGGCCGTGATGGGTGGCGAAGTAGGTACTTACGTAGGCGGAGATAAGACAGCAGACAATCAACTTCCAAGTGAAGTGGGTAACGGCGCACTTAACAGCGAAGATGTTGGCAATCCAGAAGCCTACTTCGGTCAGGCCAGCAATGTGGCTCCGGCCACGGGCTTCAGCCTGCACCATGAGGACTGAGAATACG